AAGCCTGCTGGCTGTATAGGAGTTACAACAGGTCGCTTTTCCTCTCTAACAGGAATACGAAAACCGCTAGATTTTACTTTAGTACCTCTCGCCATTATCGTTCTCTCTGTACGTTCTTAGTCTTTTCTACGGTACGCATAGCGCCTAATCCTAACATGCCCATTAATACACTAGTAAGTAATGAACTGTCAACAGGTGGTACAGTAAACCAGATGCCTAGTATTGGAGCTAGGATAGTAGAATAGAATAAAGCCAGCCCACATATCCATCCTATAGCTGGTCGCCAGCCTGCAACAAATAAACTCTTGTGTGCAGCCTCAGTCTTATTGACCTCTAGCTGACCCTTAAGTAGTTCTTGAGCATGCTTCTCTGCCATAGTCGCCAGTTCAAAAGCTATAGAGTTCTTTTTGTCTTTATCCTCTATAACTTTATCTAAAAGTCCTGTAACTGGGCCTATCAACGAAGTTAAAATACTCATATATTATACACTATTTAGTCTTGTTTGTCAAGCTGTTTCTTTTTCCCTAGGATACCTTGCACAGTATCTGACTCGTATATCCTAATACCTAGCCACACAATAGTCAGCAAAGACGCTGTAGGTGGTAGCCAAGCCGCTAGTGACAGCACCGCTGTAGATGCAGCAGCAACGTCTAGCATGTCTTTAGTAGACTCATCCATCATCATGATAACGTCCTTGTTTACTGTTTAGCTTTGTTGTTTAAGAAAGCGAACTGCTCTAAGATTTTGTAAGCCTTAGCAACAAACTCGTCATCCTTCGGAGTCTCTGTGTAGTTACATATAACACTGGCGACAGTGACCAGTGAAGTAGCAAGCACGTACATGTCAAGTAAGTATTCCATTAAACTATTCCTGTGTTAAATAACCAGTATGTGCCAAAGAACGCAGCAATAACTACTATAGCAGCTCCTACGTTCTTAATTGCGTCGCCTATCTGACGTTGTTTCTTGAGCTTCGCCAGCCTAGCCTTCTCCAGCTTGTGCTTGTGATCCAGTATAGACTTGTTCTGGATCATCAGCATGTCACGCCAAACGTGCTTAGGCGTTATCTTCTTTAGCTCCTTCTCCTGCTCTCGTATGGCGTTCTTAGCCCATGCAAGCTCCAGAGCTTCTTCCTGTGTTAGTACATGATCGCCTGCCTTAGTAGCCTCTTCAATGCTCTCTACAGCTACCTTGCTGTCAGTGAGGCTAGTAAACAATCCCGACAGACCTGACAAGTGATCCCCAGACTCTTTAACGGTAGCAATGCCATCGTTAAGAGCCTTGAGGATACCTACAACTGCGGAGATTTCTGCAATCATTACCAAGGAGTTCCAGTAGCTACCGCAGGAGCTTTGCTGTCAGCAATCTGTGCAGCGATAGAGTCTTCCAGAGCTGTTACTGCTTCCTCACCCATGCTGTCCTTCACCCAGCCAATAGCCTGAGCTTCTGTGATGTCTGCATAGGCTGTGTAGCCGTCAGCAGAGCTGTCAGGAGTAAAGCCACAAGTGCCATAGCTGCTGCCTGAGTGTGTTATTGCGTCGTCACCAGTACCTACTACTTCGCTGTCTGATGCTCGCCAGTGTGCTACAACTACACCGTCATCTGATGTGTTGCGTTCTAGTGTTGAGATTGTCCAAGTTACTGCCATTGTTTTATTCCTCTAGTTGTGCAACACGGTTGCGTAATGATTGTATTTCTTTGATTAACATTGGGACTAGCTTGCTGTAGTCCACACCCATCATCTCTTCCTCCGTTTCACCTTGTGACACTGCTTCTGGTGCTACCTCAAGTAGCTCCTGTGCAATCATGCCGTAGTCTTGGTGAGAGCCGTCAGCTTTCCAGTCGTACTGTCGTACTTGGATAGCGTCTACTTTGCTGCCTGCGTCATCAGCGTCTGCAATGTTTTCCTTGAGGCGTTGGTCTGAAGAGGTGTTAAACGATGTTTGACTTGCAATTGTTTTTATTGTTCCAACAACACCGTTAGGGTTTACAAAACTGTGGTGGGTTTGATTGTTTGTAGCTGCCCTAGAGGTTGTTATAGCCCCACCTGCGGCTATGGTGCAGGCACTATTGCTTGAGCCTGCGGTACTACTGTCTCCAACAGTTAAGTTCCCTGATGAGTCTATTCTGGCGCGTTCTGTAGGCGCTGTTCCATTTCTAAAAATCAACGAGCCGCCACTCGCTACGTTATTAAGATATGAATTAGCTCCGCTTTGTTGTAAAGACGCATAACCGTTTGCTTCTGCAACTTTTAAGATAGCGTTGCTTGCTTTGTAGGCGTGGACTAATGTGTCAGGCGAACTAGTACCAATACCCACACTTGTACCAAAGTAACCAGTGCCAGATAGGTAGAGGTCTTTGAAGCGGTTGCTTGAGCCACCAATGTCAATAGCGTTATCTTTAGAACCACCTGTAGAGGTCGCAGGATGTATTAAACCGTTACCTATCAGCAAGTGTGCATCCGTACCTACTGGTGAGCCAATAACCATATAACCTGAGTTACTACCAATACTACCTACGGTTGTGCCGTCTTTCATATACTCAACAAGCGTACCGTCACTACTCTTGCGATTGACTAGTACAGGAGTCCCACCATCTCTGGTGAATGCGGCATAAGAACCACCGCCACGTAACTCGTGTCCTGTGTTTGCAAAACCTGCCGCAGTCTTACCCACCAACACATTCCCTGATGCGTCGATGACCATTCTGTCAACATTATTTACATCATCATAAAACTCGTAAGAACCATTTGTTAAAGCTAAATTCATGCCAGTACGCCATGAATCTGTTGTTCCATTAGTATGTAGTACGCAGTTATTTACTCCTGAACCTGATTGTATCTTTAACTGTGTGCCGCCTGAACTTGCACCTACGTGTAGTTTGTCTGATGGACTACTAGTACCAATACCCACATTCCCGCTAGAGTCGATGCGCATGCGTTCTATGTTAGCGCCATAAACAAATGTTAACGCATCAGTAGATGCAGGGATGCTTAGTCTGTAATTCGTAACCGCTGTTTGCGCTAGGTTTAATTCTGTTTTTGTGCCACTAGGTGTCGTAACGTGCAAGCTAGTGTCTGGGTTTGTCGTACCAATACCCACGTTGCCAGATGAGTCTATGCGTAGGCGTTCTGTTGCAGCCGTATACATAGCCATGTAGTCGCCATTGTGGTTATACACTAGCTGACCACGATAAGCCTCACTGCCCGAAGTTCCATCTGCAAAGTGAATAGAGCCTGCTGTAGAGGTGCTAGAGTAAAGCGTTATACCCTGTCCAGTAGAGCCACTACCCACAACTAATTGATTAGCCCCTGCATTCATGCTAGATGCAACAGTGTTACCAATACCCAAAGACTCCGCAGACGCATCCCAGAACAACTTAGGCGTTGTGCCTGTGTCCTCGTAGAAACTGATGTCTCCGTTGTTGGCAATCTTAAATGAATCAGAACCATCAGAGCCTAGAAAAAGAAAATCATTGGTTGTTCCGCTTCCTTGTATAACCAGACCGTGAGTACTAGAGCCATACATGCGCCCTGAGCCTGCTCCTACAGCACCATAACTACCTGTATTTACAGTAAGCCCACCCATCGTGGCTGTGCCAGTAACGTCTATGCCTGTGGAGGTGGTGGCTAGTTTTGTTGAGCCGTTATGATAAATGTTTACAGCACCACCTGTGATAGCTTCTAAGTATGCGGCACTAAGTGACCCGTTTGTTAAAAGTAAGTTATCACCGCCTAAGTATAAATTACCAGTTCCTGTTTCTGTAATAATACTATTAGAGCCGTTATGATAAATCTCTAAATCATCACCAGCACCAAACGTAGCCTTGTCATTGTCGCCCAATGCAATGCCGCCGTTGGCTGTGATTTCGCCTGTGACTGTTAGAGCGCTAGGGTTAGTACCCAGCTCTACAATAGCACCGCCATTGTCTTCAGTAAATAGTCGTTTGTCAGCTACGTTGACCGCCAGTTCACCCTGTACAAGATCACTTGCTGTTGGAACGGCAGAAGCAGTAGAGCTGTTCTTTGTTACAATTTTTGTTGCCATAGTTATATACCCTTAGTATGTGCCGCCGTTCAGCGTACCAGTAGTCATGTTGTCTGCATTAAGTGTTGAGTTAGATTGTAAAGCTGTGTCAGCCTTCGTACCCTGTGCCGCTGTAGCGTAGTCCGTAGCCGCTGTAGTAGCTGCTGTGCCTAGTCCTAGGTTAGTTCTAGCAGCAGATGCACTAGCCAAGTCAGACAGGTTGTTAGCCTTCAGAGCTGCTGTAGACAACTCCGCTGCTGCCGCTGTAGCACTGTTGGCTGCTGAGGTTGCACTGCTTGCCGCTGCTGTGGCACTAGAGGCTGCTGCTGTAGCACTAGCTGCTGCATTGGTCTCAGCAGTCTCAGCGTTAGTCTCAGCAGTCTCTGCATTGGTCTGTGCCGTCTGTGCTGCTGTGGCGCTAGTAGCTGCATTGGTAGCCTGTGTAGAGGCTGTAGACGCGCTTGTGGCTGCGTTGGTAGCACTTGTAGCTGCCTCACTAGCTTTAGTGGTAGCGGTTGTAGCTGACCCTGCTGCCGCTGTGGCGCTTGATGCTGCGTTAGTCTCGCTAGTGGCTGCATTGGTTGCGCTGGTGCTTGCCTCTGCTGCCTTGGTAGTTGCAGTGCTTGCGGAGGTTGCTGCATTGCTTGCAGAGGTACTAGCCTCAGACGCTTTAGTTGTTGCTGTAGTGGCGCTAGAGGCTGCACTAGTAGCAGAGCTTGCTGCATTAGTAGCACTAGTGGCTGCTTCGCTGGCCTTGGTAGTAGCTGTGGATGCGCTAGTAGCTGCATTGGTAGCTGACGTAGCTGCCTCACTAGCCTTGGTTGTGGCTGTGGTTGCACTGGCTGCTGCGTTGGTTGCTGAGGTAGCCGCTGCACTAGCATCCGCAGATACAGAGGACTCTGAAGCAGCTGCCGCTGTAGCACTTGCAGCAGCATTGGTAGCTGAGGTAGCTGCACCACTTGCTGAACCAGCCGCTGCCGTAGCGGAACTAGAAGCAGCCGTGGCTGAAGAGGAAGCATTAGAGGCCGATGTAGCAGCATTGCTTTCGGAGGTTGAGGCATTGCTGGCGCTAGTCGAAGCCTCTGATGCTTTAGTCGTTGCCGTAGAAGCACTGTTAGACGCACTGGTTGCGCTTGTAGCGGCTTCTGAGGCTTTAGTAGTAGCAGTGGTAGCACTAGCAGCGGAAGCCGTCTCAGAGGCTCCTGAGGCTGTCTCAGAGGCACTGGCTGCTGTAGCACTCGTAGCAGCACCTGTAGCACTAGTGGCTGCATTAGTCTCTGAGGATGCTGCGGCAGTTGCTGAGTTCTCTGCTGCTGTTGCGTAGGCTGCAACACCTGTAGCGCTGTTAGCTGCATCAGTAGCAGATGTGCTTGCTTCAGCCGCTTTAGTTGTAGCAGTAGTTGCAGAGTTAGCTGCCTCTACAGCACTAGCAGCTGCATCACTTGCTTTCGTAGTAGCTATGTTAGCTTGGGCTGTAACAATGGATATGGTAGCGTCCGTATTGGAATCGCCTGCACCACCGTCACCTCTAAATATAGCCATTATAGCTCCTACGAAAACAAGAGAGAAAAAAAGAAAAGGGAAAGGGGACTCCGAAGAATCCCCTTAGTTGTACTAGCTTATAGAACAGCCAGTACGAAGCCTGCTTCTGGACGCATTACTTGACAACCGTAAAGCGTATCAGCAGTGTATAGAGTACCCAAGAACTCCTGCTTGTACTGAGTCTGAGAACGTACAGCCTGCTGCTCTGCAAGAACATTGGTGTCCTTGTGGATCAGCTGAGCGCCACGAACGCCTGACTCAAGAGTAGGTACGTTAGTAGAAACGAATACGTCTACGCCGTACAGGTTACCAATCTTGCCAGTCTCTACGCTCTTGCCATTAACAAAGTCAGTAGAGGTGTAGCGATCAATACCCATGATAGCGTTACGCAGTGAAGGAGGAACAACGAAGCTACGACCGTCCATAGGAACGTCAGCGTCATCCATCTTCTGGATCAGACCACGGAATACTGCATCGCTGAAAGCGCCAATGTCAGCAGTACCGTCAGCGTCATAGGCTTCCAAAGCACCAGAAGTAGTGTTGATCTGGAAAGAAGCACTGGTGACCCAAGAAGAACCGTCGCCGTCGCCGAAAGACTTACCCAGAGTAAACAGATCGTCGTCTACCTGCTTAGCCAGACCATAACCAGCGTCGCCAGTGTAGAACTGACGCAGAGAAGCCAGAGCCTGTACTTCGGTGATGTCTTCAATCAGACGAGAGAACTCAAAGTGCTTGTTGATGTTAATCAGAACTTCTGACTCAACAGAGTTCTGGATAGTTACGGCAGTCTCTGCAACTTTAGCGTGAGCTGAACCACGAGTAGGCTTAGGTACGTGGATGGTGTCGCCTTTCTTACCAGTCATGCTCATCTTCTTGACGAGGTTAGCTAGTACGAGGTTGCTCTTGTATGCAGCAATTACTTCGTCACTCCAGATTTCTGGGATAAACTTAGCTGCGCTAGTGTTGTCTACTGCTCCGCCCATATTGGGATATACTGATGTAGCCATGATAATACTTCCTTAAAGAGATTTAGTTTCTGACTCTCCCTTCTTGGTATGCTTGCATGATCTCGTCAGACAAAGACAAATACCTATCAGGGTCGGTCTGCATTAGTTTAATAATGTCTGAGCGTCTATAAACTTTACGACTTGCTGCTTCACCGCTGCCTTTAGCATTACCTGCTGAGGCGTTCTTAACTGCGGTTTTGCGACTAGCCTTCTCATTGGCTACAGTCTGTCCTACTACCTGTTGACGTTCTTTCCACGTAGTGAAGAGTTCATCAGCAGCTTCGGCGTCATACTGTTGATCTGCTTGTACAAAAAGCTGTGTCCGAATCTTAGACCCTTTAATCCAATCAGCAAATTTACTATCTGTCAGAATCTCTTGCATGTCAGGATGACGTTGTTGCAGTTGAGCCTGTGCTGTAGTTTGTCTGTACTGCTGAGTTTGTGCTTCAGCAGCTTTGATTGAAGGGTGATTCTTAATAGCTTTCTCGACTGCCTTGTCGGGATCAGAGAAAAAGTCTATATCTTCTTCAGGTTCTTGGGTTGCTTGTGTTGTGTCGAGTTGTGTCTGAATGTAGTTATCAACGACTGACCGAAGTTCCCCTACCTCTGAGCTTTGACGACCTAAAAGCTTCTCAGCTTCTTGGTGCATCCGTACAATCTCTGCGGTAGACTTTCCTTGATACTTCTCAGGGATTTCATCTTCTTCTTGAGGAGTCTCCTCTACTTGAGGTTCCTCTTGAATTTGATTCACTTCTTCGTTGTCTTCTACGTCTTCCTGTGGACGCTCGTCTATTAGTGTTGCCATTATTAAACTCCGTGAGTATTCTCATTATGGAGGTGTATTATGCAGGGCTTCCTTGATTAGGAGTTGGCCTTGCGCTCTTGCTGTAGTTTTTGCGCTCTGTTCTTTTCCCATTGTCTGGTAGCACCCATAAAATCACCAGAGATAGGGTCTAACTTACAGCGCACAGCACTTACAATTCTTGTTGCAATCTTATCGCAGTCTAAGCAGGGGATGTGGGTACACTCAGAATCTGTGTAGCGTTCATTCGTGTGTCCATCCTCGCAGCGATACTCGTAGATAGCTCTCATTAGCCAGCTTCTACTTCTTCTTCTGCCTGCATTGCTTGTTCTTCAGCTGCGTCGATTTGAGCTTCTAGGTTCAGTAGGTTAGCTATAACAGCGAGTTGGCCTTTACGGAAGTGCAGGTCTTCGTTGTCTTTGGCAGCTTCTACTGAGTTGATAACCATTGCATTAGAGTTAAGGTCTTCCATTAGCTGCTTCCAGCCGTCTGTTGCAAACATATCTCTAATGTTACGGTAATATAGCTCAAGGTCTTTATCAATCATACTGTTTCTCCTATTAGGACAGTGTTGTTTTAGTTAGTCTTACCTTGTTATTATAGCATAAAAGTATAAGAAAGTCAAGCTTTATTTGTTTTTTTACTTGACTTTTGTGTAGCTTTGTTGTATATGGCGTCCCAGTTGGCTGCAAACTTCTTCTGGTCTGTCTTGCGCTGGGCACTTCCCTTGCCGCCGTGTGTCTGGCCCTTCATCGTTTCTTACCCTTATGTAGGCCATGCTTGGCGTGTTGCTTGCCTTTAGCGGTGGCTTCCTTCTTCTTCCTGTTAGCAGCGGCTAGTTTCTTCTTACCTGCTGCTGTGGACTTCAGCTTACTAATTGTCTTAGAAGGTGCGTAGACCTCTCCAGTCTTACCGCTAGGCTTACCAGAGGGTGTACGCCACTTCTGCTTAGTCCACTTCTTTAAAGACTTCTGTGATTCTTTTAGAGCCATTACTTATAGCCTCCGCCTTTTGCCTTGTACTCCTTGGCTAACATCTGAGCTTTCCTAGCAGACCATTGACCAGCGTTACCACCTTTAGTACCTGCTTTGATCTTGTTAAACAAGTTCTTTCGCATGGTGGGCTTAGTGTAGTTCCCTGCTTTGTTTACTGTAGACTTCTTGGCTGGCATGCTACTTACCTTTTTTGACTGGCTTCTTCTTAGGCTTCGCCGCTGTTTTCTTCTTAGGTGGACGACCTACTTTACTACCGTATGTACCTTTACCGTATGGCATAGTATTCTCCTGTTATTACCACTTAGATTTATTGGCCCAATAGGCCGCTGACATCTTACCTTTAGCAATGTTCTTGCCGTGTCGTGCTTTAAAACTAGCACGTTTCTTCTTCATTGCTTCGGACTCTCCCGCTTTAGGCTTTCCTGCGGTCTTTGCCCCCTGTTCTCCATACCTAATCGTCTTGATTTTGTCACCTTCTTTTGCCACGACAACATGGCTTTTCTTTGGGTGATTAGGGGTACGCTTCGGCTTATTGTATCCACTGACTCCAGCCCTAGCTAGTCTTGGGTCTCGTTTTTTTGCTGGCATTCTTAGCCTCCATTTGTTTCTCAAGTTGTGCAATCTTCTTAAATAGTTCCTCAAACTTTACATTTACTTGAGATACTACATGCTCTAACTCTCTGGTTGTAACCATTACTGCAAACCTCCTTGTGGCGGCGTTACATTTCCTTCCTTAACAGCTACCTCACGTTCCTTAAGAAGTTGTTTAGAAATTTCAAGACGCTTTTGAAACTCTTTGTCGTCTGCATCGCCCACTTTTAAATTAGTAGTTACAGCTTTAATACGGTCAATCTCCAGCTCTTGAGGTATAGCTTGAGCTTCCACGGCCAGCTTCTGACTACGCGCAGCAGACTCTTGCGCCTGTCCGTTGAGTGCCGCTGCCTGAGCAGCTTGGAAAGCCAGTTGTGCTTGCTGTGCTGCTTGTTGTGCTTGCATAGCTTGTTGTTCAGCTTCTGGGTTAGGCTGGTTAGCTTGCTCAAGAGTAGCAATAAGCTCTTCACGGTTAGACAGGTTCATGTTGTCAATAATAGACGTAACCAACTTAGGATACATTGGTGTGTCTGGTGACATAGTTTGCAGCAACTGGACAAGCTGTGTAACTTCGTACTCACGGGCGATAATACCTAGTGAGCTAGAGGTGTGGAACTTGTAGTCAGCTACTGGATACAGCTCAGGTTCAAACTGCATATAACGCCAAGCTGCCTTAGTCACAAATGGAATAAGGAATGCTTCTTGGAAGTTGATCAGTGTACGCTTGTGACGCTTGATGATAGCGCCTAGTGACATAGAGACACCAGCGGCGGTAGATTCACCGTTAATAGAGCCAGAGATACCAGCACTGTCAATAGCGCCTGTAGCAGTCTGTACCATAGTCTGTAGCGACTGAGCCTGTGCAAAGGTAATCTGGTTAACATTACCGAAGTTAAAGGGCTGTAGTATCTCAGCAGGGTTACCGTTGGTTAGAATGGTCTTACCGGGCTGTATGCTTGGTTTAGCACCACGAGGCATTCGACTAGCGTCCATAGCCATCATTGGGTGTATAGTCAGTGCTAGAGCGTCGATTCTAGCGCGTAGTTCCGTGTCTAACGCCTTTTGTGAGTTGTAGCCTTTCTCGCATACTCCTCGGCCCCAGAAGCGGCTAGGAACGACATCCCATGGGAATGCTACGACAGGACGATCCTGCATCATGTAAGGGTTTGTAGTTGCTTTAAGAAGAGTACCGCCGTTACCTACAACAACTACAGCCTCTACATAGTAAGAATCTTCTTCCCCTTCTTCATCTAAAGCTACAATCTCTGCATCTTCAGCTTCTGAGTCTTTCATTGCTTTTTCTAAAAGATGACGAGGAACAAGACCGTAGTACTTAGTCAGTCTAACTTTATCTTCATCGTAGCGTGTCAAGTCTTGATCAGGCTCAATATTAAAGTCGGGGGTGCTATAATCTAGGCTTACATCACGATATACGCCACTTTCCTGTAGCTGCTCTACTGAGTGAGCTGACACAAACTCATCTACTGCACAACCAAGGGCGGAGTCAATGTCTGTAGCTACTGGGTCAATCAGGAAGTTTTGAGGCATCACAGGGCGTAGTTTAATACAGGTACGATCCTGTATGTTCACACCTACCGCTGTAAGCTCACCGCCCATTACAGGCTGTGTAGCAGGCTTCATTTCTTTTTCTTCTTCAAGAACAATCTCAGCAATGCCTGTACCAAATACAGCAGCATTAATTAGACACTCAGCTACTCCTTTGCGTACCATGTTCTTTTTAAAGTCTTGCTCTAGGGCGTTACGCAAAAAAGCAATGTCGTTAGGGTCTTGATCGTAAATGTCATCTTTAATGTCAAACCACTTGCCACGACCAAAGGTAGCTTCTTCTAGCTCTGCTACTGAAGACTCAACAGCCTGTTGTAGCGCGGGCGATATAATCTTAGATCGTTCCGTTTCTCGTGTGCGATCCTGTGGAGACCACTGGCCACGCCAGAGACGGTAGTATTCTTCAAAGCGTTGTGAGTAGTTAGCCTCAAAGTGATCACGCCATGAGTCACATTTATCAATTACCCAGTCTTCTAGGTGTTGCTCTGTAGCGAAGTTGTCGTTGCCTTCTAGTTCCATAGTTAGTAGCCTGCGTATTTGTCTAGGAATTCGTAGTCCTCTTCCTCGTAGTCAAAAGCATAAGAGACCTTAGCTAACTGGTCTATATATGCAAGAGCATCTATCAAGTCATCGTGGACTAATTGGTTAGGGAACTGGAACAACTCGTCTAGGAACTGAGCATTCCACTTGCCTTTGTTTAATACTAAGTTGCCGTGTTCTAAACGGCCTTGTAGCGCCCACACGATCCTGTCTGTCTTCTTCTTGTTGCCGTGTGTTAGCTCTTCAATCCTAAAGAAGCGTTGGTTCTTCTTCATTATATCGTTCAGGTAAGGATAGACAGCGTTCTTTAACGCACCCTTCTCAATACCTACTGCGACTGGTTGGTAGTCTCTGACTGCTTCAAAGATTCGTCGTGCAGTCTCTTCGACGCCCCAACGGCCATGTATGATATTAGCAACCCACCAGCCTTCGACGCCCGCTTTAACCACAGCAATTGCCGTCTGGTCAAGTCGTTTGGTTTTAGTAGTGACTTTTTGTACATCTGCAAATCCTGCCAAATCGACAGCAATGTAATAATTACCATCAGTAGGTTCTTCCTCGCTAAATCTAACATCTTCTTCTTTAAACAGCTCACTGCCGTGTGCCTCAAAGGATGCCATAAACTCCTGACGGAATGAGAAGGCTGACATAGAGCCTTTAGCTGCTTCAATCTCTTCAGGGTCTAGCAGTGGGTTATCGTAGCTAGTAAAGTGGTAGCCCTTGAACGTAGGGTCTTCCGACACACTAGCGTAAGTGTATAGGTCATAGAAGTGGTTGCGTCCCATAGGCGTACCAATGAACAGCGCCTCACCCTTCTGATCCGCTAGAGCAGGGCGTAGGATTTGCTCCCACACCTCTGGCTTCATGTCTGCGTATTCGTCCATACACAGGAACTTCAGGCTAACACCACGCATAGTCTCAGGTCTATCAGCACCCTTCAGAGAGATGGTGCAGCCATTGACTAGCTTAATCTGTAGGTTGTTAACGTGTGCTGACGCTATAACGTTGTGCCCTAGCTCCAGCAGCAGCTGCCACATAATGTCTCTAGCCTGACCCTGTGTAGGGGCAACGTAGAACACCTGACCTTTCTTCTCAGACAAAGCACTGATGATCAACCGCCAAGCAGCTAACCTACTCTTACCTGTACGTCTACCCGCAGCTACTACTTTAAAGCGTGTAGTGTCTTCCCAGACTTCTTGCTGCCAAGGTAACAGCTCAACTGCTAAATCAGTCAAGCTAGTACGTCCACATTACAGGAGACTCATTACCGTCAAGGTCGCGGATGTCAACATGCACAAAGCTACCAGCAACTCCAACTCCTGAAAAGCCCATCTTGATAGCCTCCTCAACAATCTTAAACCGCTGTATACCGTCTGTAACTTTAATGTCCGCTGCAATGCCTTGGGCATGGGTTCCGGGTGTCTCCTTTTTAGCTTCTATAGGGTGGTCTTTACTTCTATAACCACTCGTAATAACGAAGGGGAACCCACATCTAGCACGTAACAAATCTAACTTCAGCAACAACCTGTCACTAATCTCATTCTCGCCAGTGTACTGACAAGCAAACTCTTCCCTAGTAAAGTAATCTAAGTCTTGATTTATATCATACATCTGTATAGTCCCCTTCAATGGGTTCTTCTGGGCCGCCAGAGATCACTGTAGTCTCACCGCCAACACCTGTAATGGAGATGTTGATGGCACTCTTGCCTCCGCTGGCCTTATCCTTCTCAAAATAACTAACAGGCAACAACCTGTCCATGCAGAGCTTCCATGCTGCTGCTTGATTCTTGTGGTCATCGTCCAAGGCTGCTGACAATATACTATCTAGCACCTTCCTACTCTTGGGGGATGCCAGCATTCTAGCCTTGTATTCGTTAATGACCGCTGCGTCACCCTTGGGCCTGCCTACTGAGTTACGTTTGCCCTTGGTTTTTGACACAACTGCTGTTTTCTTTGGTCGCCCCACCCGCTTTGCGGGCTGACGCTCCTTAGATTCTTTAGTATTCATTGTATTTCCCTTAGTACTTAAGGATACTTAAGTATACTTTAGTTTGTTTCTTTAATTATTATTAAAAGATCAATCCTAACGATGCTTAAGGATACTTAAGGGCGCGAGGTAATCTTTATCTTCTTTAGTATACTATAAATTATACCACATTTCTAACCAAAAGTCAAGTCTTTTCTTTACTAATGTCCACATATTTATACATAAGGGCCGTCCCTTTAATAGCTTTTGGCTATACAGATGTCATCTTAGGAATACACAGGTATTACAAGGAGTTATAGTGCACACAGGTAGCCATAAGTAAATGTAATTATACACTCTTTTTTCCAAATTGCTACTATTTTGTATACCTGCGGGTACCCATGATAACGCCAGTAATCCCCCGGCCCCCCCGCCCCCTAAGTTATCCACAGGTTTTGCACAAGCATCCACAAGTTATCCACAGGCTGCCATGTTGGCACGGGTATTGCATGGGATTCCACAGGGTAAAGCGTGGGTATGCATTAGGATACCTCTGGAGCCATAGGCAGCCACTAACCACTGTATGAATACACAGGTTGACACAAGTCTTGTACTGTGGTATTCGCGCGCGCACACATATATAAAGGTAGGCAGTAAGGTATTCACCAGATCAATAATAGTCTAAAGAATTATAGTTTAAATAAATTGTACAAACTTGATCAGGTCGCTATAATGGCCCCATCAAGACAACAAACACACAGACACAGAGGCACACAAGATGACATACGGCGACGGCATAGCATTTGCAATACTAGGTATCACAGTGTTAATATGGGTCAACCTACAGATGATGGGAGTAATAGCATGATTATTAAAACAGTTAACGAGTACGATTTTGTCAATGAGTTCAGAGCATACGAGCGCGAGAACTTTACACGCGAGGCACTGGTGGCATTGTTTGAGTACCTTGAGGACTACAGCCGGGACACAGGTGAGGACTTTGAGCTTGACGTTATAGGCCTGTGCTGTGACTTCACAGAGTACGAGAGCTTTGAGGAGATCAAAGAAGAATACAGCAGCACAGAGCTTGACAGCTTGGACGATCTGCGAGAACATACAACAGTAATAGAGTTTAAATACGGTATAATTATTCAAGACTTTTGAGAGGTGACACAATGAAAACTAAAGGCGAAGTAATCAGGTTTAAACTGGAGTTAATGGCGGTAATGCTGGTGTCGGGACGCGAGGATCAGGCACAGGAATTAATGCAGCAGGCGCTGGATTTATGTGATACAATCACGGAACAAATGCCAGAGGAGGCAGCATAATGAGCAAATGGGATGACTGGGTGGAGATAAGTACCACCAGAACATCGCTTCACAATGGCGATGCCCCAGAGTTTTTCCAGCGGGCAGGTGATTGGATAGAGGAGCTGCAGGCACAGCTGGACAATATGGTCAGCTCTGACAATTTATTTAATGAGGTCAAAACTCAGGTGCTGCAGGATTTGATTCGCAGTCTGGACGATGACAGGGCAGCTGCGCTGCAGCTAATGGTAGAGCGAGGGCCTGACCATGAATGACTTGTATTTCTACCTTAAATGGTACATAATCGGCACGGTGGTAGGCTTTGCCATAGGCTATGGGGTTGGGACATGGATACTATAATCGCGGAGGTAGTGGGCTGGTCTACACTGACAGCCATTGTAATAGCAGCACACAAAGGCGTGTTCTGGCTAATGACTAACAATATACTGGAGTATTTTATATGAGAAACAACGAATATCACGGAGACGAGCATATACTGGATGAGGACGAATATCCACCCATGCAGCAGTGGGAGATTGACGATGCACTGGCGGACATATTAGGCGACGACAAATGGCTGGAAAAACAACAGGCGAAAACCAATGATAATATTTAATAGAGTATTGAGTGTAGAGTATCGACTGGGCGTAGGCTTTGACCTAGAGTTCCCAGACAGTAGGCCGGTATGGGTCTACAATGTAAGCACAGGCAACACAGAGACCATGCCGTTTCAGGGTGTCATTTTACATCTGCCCTTGTGTCTGGTATCATATGGCCGTGTTTATGAGGAGGTTAACGAATGAGTAGGATCAAAGAAGACATGCTGGGCTATGAGTACACCCAGAACGACTGGATAGAGCCACAGGCGCACGTTATGGTAGACGAGCTGGTAGAGTATCAGGTGTACTGCATGACGCTCTCAGAGCTAACCCAGAGGGTCACAAAGCAGAT